AAACTATACAAAAACACACAACGGTTGGTAAACCATCTACATACGTTGCACTTTGGTACTCCGTGGAACCCAGATGCGAACTGGGCTTGGGTTTTGCAGACCCAACAACTGTCTCCATTCCTCGCCCATAACATAGACAAGGGTCCATGCATATATTTGGCCAAAATACGTAACTGCAAGGAAACGGATAAACCAGCACATCCATTCGAATGGCTTAAAGCCGTCTGTTGTAAAACACAAAAACCAAATCCAACCACGTGTAGGAAAACCCCACGTGGCCTTTACTCGTCTGGTTAACAACAGAAACCACAAAACAGGAACAAGTACAAGTCCCAAGTCTGCCGCAACGTGTTCCCACCAAAAATAGGGATCATGCGCGGAACCAATGCAATGATCATTGATATCGACTGTATCTACAAAAACCATACTGCCGCAATTTTCATTTAACACTTCTTCTTCCTCCTCTTCAAGTTCCTCACCCAAATATTTGTATCGCCAAATAGCGACACGCCTATCGTAGGAAACATTTAAAGCAGGACACAAGTGTTCAATACCAGACTTCTGAGCAACTTCCTTCAATTTCTTCTGTCTGTCTTCAAAGACCTCTCGACCATAATAAAACCAATCGTGCAATGAGCTCGCAATGTTCTCAGCACTATGTTCTTCCTTGGTGAGTTCCTTAGATAACAAATGAGAATGCAGTCTTTTGTAAATCGAGTCTTCAGATAGCAAACCTACCTTAACTCCAAGATCTTCATTAAACTGACTCTTTCTCTTCAAGAAATCAACATCTTCCTCTTTCATGTAATGCGTGGGTTCTGATTCCTTATCCGGCATCGTGAATTTCATATCAAACTTAGACAACCATTTGGCGTAAGTAATATGCGTGAACTTGTCAAGTCCAGCAATAACTGTACCAATAACGTCGTCTCCATAAGTCAAAAATGAGCAACACTTCTTAAATACCTTGTCCGGATAGAAAGTGTAGAAACAAGATCTCAACAAAAGTGAATTAACAATAGAATTGATAATCACAGTCAAGTTCTGTCCCGAAGGATTTGTTCCAAACAATTCAATCAAATCTCCATTCATGGCGAGCACAGGGTAAACTACCTCATGTACTAAATTGCGCATCAATGTAAGATCGTCCTCAGTATAACCTTCGCATTTTGAAGCAATGTCAAGCAAAACGTCGAAAGCAGCAAGAGTTAATTGGGCAGACATGCGTATATCGTACTTGGCGTAATCGCCAGCTAACACACGGTCTTTACCCTTCTCCATTGCATACTCCCAGATTTCCTCCCAGTCCAAACCTTCAGCATTTATACCCACTGCGCATTCAAACGCCATGGGGTTCATCTGTATAATTCGGATTAATGGTAGGAAATACATACGAATCAATAGCTGCATCACTAACGGTGCGCTCTGAAAAACTCGCACCTTATCCTTAGTCTTTTTCGTCGGCTCATCTTTTAAACAAGCTTTCCAAATGACATAACACCTCTTTCCTGTCATTAAAATTTCCTTTGCTTTGTCAAACTCATCCCACACTTCTTTAACAAAAGTACGGGGTTTGCCACACTCAGGATATTCTTCAGGATCTAAATCAACCAATAGGGATCGCTTGGACCCCGACATGGGAAAACCAGGAGAGGTGTTGAAGTTCATAGGATCGATGAACCTCACTCCTTTCAAACCACTTACGGTTGCTACGCGGGACAAAGGTCCGCACTTAAACAACTCAGGCAATTTCTTTTTGACTTCCGTCGAAATGCTCTTCATACATGTTACGGCTTTCCGCAGTACACCGCCAACCGGTAAACTCGGAACGCTGGAGTGCTGTAACGTGGCTTGATAAGGATATCTTCCTTTACCTTTCATTTTCGGAGGTCCCCATTTCTGAGGTTCACCAAATACTTCTTCTACATTGTCAGATATAATTGTTGGTTCAACTCTACTGTTAGGTGTCGCTTTACCAGACGTTGATCCGAAAACAGAGATAAAAGCTCCGAAAGGTAGGAATCGAGTAGCACTCTTCATGTGAATATCTTCACTTTCCAAAATTCGCTTACCAAAAGTCTCAGTAGGAAAATCTCCCATGTTGGGAATCAAGTTTCCTGAAGCTGAAAGAACTACTCCATCTACTGCAGACAACTTCAAG